ACTAATCCTTTTGCGGTTGGAGCACAAGAAGAACTCAATTGGCACAACGACAAAGACGAAGAACATTGGAATCAAACTGGCGAGATTGTCACTCCAAGAATCGGTTGTGTTTGGTATGCTCACAAAGAAACACCGATTGGTGGGTTCTTACAGATTGATCGAGGAGACGGTGAGTACGAGAGAATCCAAGCAGTACCTAATCGTTTAGTTATTTTTGATTCTGGTTCATATCATTCTGTCTCACCGATCACAAAGGAAAGCGGACCTCGTTGGACTTTTGCATCCAATCTTTGGGAAAAGAAACCAATGGATGAAAACTTTGTATGAGTGAGGTAAGTAAAAGCAGACACCTTGCCAAGGCAGTGACATGGCGAATTATCGCATCGATTACCACTGCCCTTATAGCATGGTACTTTGGATTACCTCCAAAGGCAGTAGGAGCAGTATTCGTTGCGGACTTGATCATTAAGTTTGTGCTGTACTATGGGCATGAACGACTGTGGTATCGATATATAAAATTTGGTTTAAAACGATGAACTACACTAGATTAACAAAGGGCGTTTATTATTTTGATAATGTCTTATCTGATGGGATGCATCAAACTATCCATAACACCATTATGAACGAACCCTTTTCGCTAACCTCCAGACCGGGTTCTGTTGAGATTTTTGAAAGCAAGAACATTTTTCTCATTGGAGTTTTTATGATGATGAGAGAAAATATTTTCAATTACATCTATGCTGATGATACGGACATTTCTAATGGGTTTTATTATAATCCCTCACAGATTGATTTTTTGAACATTTTGGCAAAAGGTCCGCAGCATAAAGGAATGTCGCATTTCCACACAGACAATAATGACAAACTACAATTTAGCATTATTTACTATCCACACTTGGCATGGAATGATTCTTGGGATGGAGAATTAAGAATAGGCAATAAATTTACAATTCATCCTAATCCAAATAGTGCGGTGGTATTTCCTTCACACATTCCACATTGCATCCAACCAGTAAATGAAAGTGCTGAATCTTGGAGACTTACATGCTTTTTTAGAATTTCAAATACTGTGTCTGGATGGAATAATTTATCACTAGATTTAATTAGTGGTGCGTTTGAGAACAAAGGAGACTAGAATGTCTGATTTCGATTTTGGGTTCACGATGGTGGACGAAGACGACTTAGAGATCGTCCAACAAGTAAAATCTTCAGCAGAGTCAACCGCATCAGAGGTTGACAAATACAAGAAAAAGTGCGATACTTTATACAACATGGTTTTGCCTCTGCTCAACAATCTAGCGGCAAACCCAGATAAGGATTATATCAAGTGGGACGGTAAAGATCGTCTTGCTAAGATTGAGCAATTTCGTGATAAGATGGATGAGGTATATACATCGTGAATTTTTTAGGTGATTTGGTCAAGGGGTTTGATAACGCAAATATCCTTGAAGATGGTGGCAATAGTTCAGAGTATTCTGGTTCTATTGACACTGGTTCATACATTATGAATGCAGTATTAAGTGGTTCGATGTATGGTGGTGTGCCTAACAATAAGATCACCGCATTCGCAGGTGAGTCTGCCACTGGTAAAACTTTCTTTGTTCTTGGAGTGCTTAAAACATTCCTCGATCAGAATCCAGAGGGCGGTGTCATTTACTTTGACACAGAAGCGGCAGTCACCAAGAAGATGATGACTGATCGTGGTATTGATGCCAAGCGTGTGGCAATTGTTGAACCACAGTCTATCGAAGAGTTTCGTACTCAAGCAGTGCGTATGCTCGATCAGTATCTTGAAAGTAAAGAGCAACCGCCAATGATGATGGTGCTTGACTCATTGGGTATGCTTTCGTCAGAGAAAGAATTGGAAGATACAGCAAGTGGTAAGAATACACGAGACATGACCAAGGCACAATTGTTGCGTGGTACGTTCCGAGTTCTTTCTCTCAAGTTGGCAAAGGCAAATGTGCCGATGCTTGTCACTAACCATGTTTACGATGTGGTGGGAGCGTATGTACCAACTAAAGAAATTTCTGGTGGATCAGGTCTCAAGTATGCGGCATCATCTATCTGTATGCTTACAAAGAAGAAGGACAAAGACGGTACGGACATCGTTGGAAACCTTATCAAGGTCAGGATGCACAAATCGCGATTCACAAAAGAAAATAAAGACGTATTTGTCAAACTGTCTTATGACAGTGGTCTTGATCGTTATTACGGTCTTCTTGATCTGGCAGAGAAGTATGACATTATAAAGAAGGTGTCTACACGATATGAGTTGCCTGATGGACGCAAGGTGTTTGGTAAGGCAATTAATGAAAATCCAGAACAATACTTTACCGATGACATTATGGCACAATTAGAAGTTGCCGCGAGTAAAGAGTTCATGTATGGACAAGTAGGAATAGGAGAAGAAGATGTTTCCAATACCGATACCGACAATCACGAAGACTAAAGTCTATGAGATTGATGTAACTGCAAATGAAAATGGAGAAACCTCAATAACATTTCCAGACGAACTTGGACTGCTTCAATACTGGAAAGCAGGTCAAAAAACTTATTGGATTGATCACGGTAATGGTAACTGGTCAATCTATGTGAATAACGGAGAAGAAGATGCCACTGAAGTATCAACTGATTGAGCATGATAACTCGTTTCACGAGAATCATTGGGCAGTCAAAATCGAAGAAGGCGACTATGAGGGTGTTGTATATCAGTACGATACCGTATCAATTAACGAAGAGGAAGGCGATGTTGTTCTATCATTCAACACGATTACATTGGACAACCCCAAAGAACTCGACTTGACAACAGATGAGTTTGAGAGTACAATAGGGGATATTCTAACATCTGTAATCGAAGAACAACTGGAGCAACTGAATGATGGCAAAGACGGAACTGGTGATACTGAGGCATCTGCTGAATGATGAGGACTTTGCGAGACGCACACTTCCTTATCTAAAGTCTGAGTATTTCCATGATCGTTTAGAGAAGACTGTATATCAAGAGATCGATAAGTTCATCAATAAGTACAACAATCTTCCTACTAAAGAGGCACTGACACTTGAGATGGATAGTCGTGATGATCTATCCGATGAAGAGTTCAGCAGTGCCTCTTCTCTTATCTCACAACTCAATGGTGAAGATGTAGACAAGCAATGGTTGACCGACACGACTGAGAAGTGGTGTCAAGAGAAAGCAATCTACAACGCAATCATGAACTCGATTTCAATCCTTGATGGCAACGACAAGAAGAACGACAAAGGGGCAATCCCTGAGTTATTGTCAGATGCATTGTCGGTATCATTTGATCCTAACATCGGACACGACTTTCTTGATGATGCAGATTCTCGTTATGATTTCTACCACAAGGTCGAAGAACGCATTCCTTTCGACTTGGAATACCTAAATAAAATTACCAAGGGTGGATTGCCAAACAAGACACTCAACATCATCCTCGCAGGTACAGGTGTCGGTAAATCACTTGCGATGTGTCACATGGCATCTGCTAATCTATTGGACGGAAAAAATGTTTTGTATGTGACTATGGAGATGTCCGAGGAGCGCATAGCACAACGAATCGATGCGAACCTTTTGAATGTCACTCTGGATGACCTTGAGGCACTCTCTAAGGACATGTACGACAAGAAGATTGAAAGGGTAAGGGGTAAGACAAGTGGTAAACTTATTGTCAAAGAGTATCCTACTGCCAGTGCGGGTTCTGGTCATTTCCGACATCTGCTCAACGAGTTGCGATTGAAGCGGTCGTTTGTGCCAGACATTATCTATGTCGATTATCTCAACATCTGTGCTTCCTCACGAGTCAAAGCAGGAGCACAAGTCAACTCATACACTCTTATCAAAGCAATCGCAGAAGAGTTGCGTGGATTAGCAGTGGAGTTTAATGTACCATTAGTGTCTGCCACACAGACGACACGAAGCGGTTACGGTAACTCAGATGTCGAGTTGACCGACACAAGTGAGTCGTTCGGTCTACCCGCAACCGCAGATCTAATGATCGCTTTGGTCAGTTCAGAAGAGTTAGAAGACTTGGGACAGATCATGGTGAAACAGTTGAAGAATCGCTATTCAGATACAAATCCAAAGCGATTCGTTGTCGGTGTAGATCGGTCTAAGATGCGTCTGTTCGACTGCGAACAAACAGCACAAGAGGATGTAGGTTACGATGATAAACCCATCTTTGATCAAAGTACCTTTGGTAGTCGTGCCAAAGAAGAAGACTCGATGCAGTGGGTCACCAAGAAAGCAGGTCGCAAGGATTTTAGTGGGATGAAGTTTTGAAAAAGAAGTTTGTTGATGCCTTCATGGATACTGCCAAGCGGTTCGCGCAACTCTCTCATTGCGAACGCTTAAAGGTCGGAGCAATTGTGGTCAAGGATGACCGCATCATCTCAATCGGATACAACGGCATGCCCACTGGTTGGGATAACTGTTGCGAAGAGAACGGACACACAAAAGACGAAGTGCTACACGCAGAAGCAAACGCATTGACGAAGTTAGCAAAATCAACAGAGTCAGGGGATGGGGCAGTTCTTTTCTGTACTCACTCTCCCTGCATTGACTGTGCGAAATTGATTGCACAGTCTGGTATCACCGATGTATATTATGAACAAGACTATCGATCCAAAGATGGTCTAATATTTTTGACAAAATCGGGGTTACTAATCCATAATGTAAAATAAAATCAACAAAGGAGACTTACCTTGTCGGATAGAGACTTTTATACACTACGAGAAATGGTTCGCAAACTGCAACGTCGAGTTGCAGAATTGGAGAAACAACTTGAGGAAAAGTCTATAACTACTTGATTTGTAAGGGAGTAAAAAATGAAAAAAGGGGGTTGACGAGACCCCCTTTTTCGTGAGATACTACCCGTGTTGATTGAGAGAGAGAAAGAAATTATGACCTTATTTGATGTGACAGTAGATGCCCGTGACTTGGGCGTTAAAGAGACCTTTCGCCTTTTCGGTACTAGCAAGCGCGATGTGATGATGAAAGCAATCAAAATGGTTCGCAAGTTAGGCGAAGTGAAAGGTGAAATTTTGGCAACTGCTAAGGTAGTACGTTAATGAAGATAGGTGATGAAGTAAGGGGATTGTTCGGAGCAACAATCCCAGAATGGTACGGAACGGTAGCAAAGTACGAAGTGACTCCACAAGGTGTAGAAGTCGACATTGAATGGGAGAACGGAAGCAAGACTGAGATCATGGAAGGCGACTTGCGTGACGACTACTACACTCCAAAACTTCCCGCGATTGGATACTTCCTCTACAAGGAAAACGACTAATGAATTTTGTTCTCGTGACAGGCAGTACGAAAAAGAATCGAAAGTTGGTTGAGGGAATCACTAACTGGTGCATCAAAGAACTAATGCCAAGAATGAGAACACTCGATATCGAGATCGAGTTGCGTGAGACACTCCAAAGCGAAGGTGTCTACGGTTGGTGCGAAAGTGCAGACAGTCGCATCTTCAGAATTGATCTTCACAAGAAGTTTGACGAGTACGAGAACTTGGAAGATGTTATCAAAACTGTAATGCACGAAATGGTTCATGTTTGGCAGTGGGCAACTGGATTGTGCAAAGATTACGCAGATGGTCGTCGGATGTGGAAAGGTAAAGACTACACAGACACACCATACAGCAAGCAACCTTGGGAGCGTCAAGCATATAGAATGCAAGAGACACTTTACAAAAAATGGTTGACAGAAGTTGCCGAGTAGTGTTAAACTATAAGAGTTGATTAAGAGAGAGTATATTATGAGCATGCCAAAAATACTAACAGAAATTGCAGAAGCACTAAGAAACCACAAAGTAGAGATTAGTGAAAAGGTTGAAGGTGAGGGTCGCGGTGGTTCTTTAAAGGATGAAGGCACAATTAAAAAATACCTACAGTCTGTATTTGGCGAAGATGTAGTGATGAATGTTCCTGCGCGTGGTGCGGGAGATATTTTAGTTAAAGACGGGGACACAATTTATCCTTTAAATATCAAAACAACATTTGGCAGTACAGATAATGCTACAAGTAAAATAGGTTTCCTTTATGCTTTGACCGACATTGACTATTACGAATTGCCTAAGTCAATAGGTTGGAAGAAATTTAATGAGTTATTAAAAGAGAGAAAGGCAGAAATCGAAGGGCGAGATTATTACTATCTTTGTGTTGATAAAAATGACTCAAGCAGCGTTTTAATTCGCGGTGCAAAACAGATCAATTGTTATTGTTTGAATGCTAATCCATCCAACATGCTTCAGATTGATTGGAAAAAAGAAAAGCAAATGCCCCCAAAGAATCGAACTTATGATGAAGCATACGATACTTTGGTTGGCGGAATTAAAAAATGTATTGCAAAATTTTTAAACAATTTGCCCGAAGATTGGTTGAAAGAGTTATAAATGAATTTGATATTAAAAAATGAAAATTGTTTCGATGCCTTTAAAGATTTAGATGACAACTCAATTGATATGGTTTGCGTTGATCCTCCATATGGAACTACATCTATTAAGTGGGACGAGGTTTTAGATTTTGATAGAATGTGGAAAGAAATTGATCGTGTTGCAAAACCCAAAGCAAACATTGTAATATTTGGTTCTCAACCCTTTACCAGTTTAGTGATCGCATCGAATATAAAATGGTTTAGATACGAATTAATTTGGAATAAAAACAAATGTGGTAGTCCGGGTCTTGCTAAAAAGAGACCATTAAAAGTCCATGAGAATATTATGGTCTTCTCAAAAGAGACAGGTGCAGTTTATAATCCAATCATGGAAAAAGGTGATCCTTATAAAAGAGAAGCAAAGGATAAAGAAAAAGGATACGGAACGGGAACTAATACTCATGGTTATGGATTTGGGAACAATGTCTTAACTGGATTTGAAAACAAAGGAACTCGATATCCAAAAAGTATTTTACACGGTAGTCGGAACTTTTCAGCACAGCAGACCGTACATCCAACTCAAAAACCTACAAACATTTTGAATTGGTTGATTATGACTTTGAGTAACCCAAATGATACTGTATTAGATTTTTGTATGGGAAGTGGTTCGTGTGGCGTATCTGCTAAAATGACAGGGCGCAATTTCGTCGGAATTGAAATGGAAAAAGAATACTTTGAAATTGCAAAGAAGCGCATCGAATCTGTGCCAGAAAATGTAGTAAGTCCATCAAATCATCAATTGACTACTCAGATTCATTCCGACATGCAAACTGTTCCTTTAGAAAAATATGAAAATTAATACTTGACACTACACACCAAATGTAGTAATATAAAGTTTCGGGGCGGTGCGAATGCCTCTCTCTCAACAAGACACTCCTCTATCGCACCGATAAGATGGGAACGCAAAGTTCCCA